TGATGATGGATTATATGGATCGTCATCCGCTGCTTTCAAAGTCAATAAGGCTGAGGGATCAAACCTTCAACCAAAGGCTTTGTCAGCATGCGTATGACAGCGGTGCCTGCACATTGGATCTTTCCAATGCGTCAGACAACGTATCCGCTGCATTAGTCTGGTACCTCTTCGCAGAGGTTCCCAGGCTACGCAGTCAGCTATTTTGCACACGGTCCCAAGCTATTCAGCTTGGTTCCGAAGTTGTGAAACTAGCATCCTTCTCTCCAATGGGTTCAGCTGTATGCGTCCCAGTGGAACCGTTGGTGTTCTGGAGCCTGACATTGGCCTCCGTTCGCCACGTTCATTCTCAGTGGGCTAAATCCGGTTATGGATTTAGTTTACCGGGATTAAAGGAGTCTGCGTCCTGTATTGCTGTATTCGGAGACGATATTATCGTTCCCGACTATGCTTTACAGACACTCATTGGCACGTTGGAATCTGTTGGATGTGAGATTAATAAGTCTAAGACTTGTTATCAAACACCCTTCAGGGAATCCTGTGGCAGTGAGTGGTATAAAGATATCGATGTCTCTATTACTAGAAACAGGAGATACCATTATGACTCAGCGAGAAATATCGCCAACTACCCTGTCGTCCTTGACCTACAGAGGAAGTTTTTCCTCCAAGGTCTCGTACGTACAGCTGCACTTTTGCGAGAATGGGCGCGAGTTATCGCGCCTATTGTCACAATTTCAGTCTCAAGGTTTATCGATGTCATATCTATCGTCTGCCCCTCGTCCCCTTTCTGGGGTCTGGGACAACGAAGACGTGAACAATCTGATAAACAATGCGGCAGATATAATCGGATGGATGTCCCGGCTTATGGAGGAAGCGCGACTGCGTTTCCTTCTGGCCTGGACGTCTATGTACGATCAGAATCCGCCGTTGATACGTATTGCGGGGCACTATGGTTCGATACTTCACTTGATAGTGGAGTGCGGACCAGGTACAACGCAAACTATCAAAGACATGAGTGCAGACTGCCTGCAATTTTTCAACATTGCAGACAGTGGGACACCAACGTTCGACCAGATACGCAAAGTAAACGCAAGTTTCCTTCGCGCAAGTCTCGGAACTGTGACCTTAAACAGGTCGCAGCTCTTCGACTGAGTTCTGGCTACCCGCGCCTTATGGCACGGATAGTTGGTGATTTTGTT